GTCAACCCGTAGATCTCTCCCCGCCGACTTTTTTCCACTACGGAGGCCCGGATGACGCTCCATGCGGTCGCCCCGGGCGAGAAGAAGCAGCGACGCAAGACCGTGGCGCAGGCCGCGAAGGACGGAACGCGTCGCGAGCTGCTCGAGGCCATCCGCGACCGGATCGCGCTCGAGGTCACCGACCTGAACACGCCGGCGCGGGACCTCGCCGCCCTGACCAAGAGACTCGCCGAGGTGATCAGTGACATCGACGGGCTCGACGACGAAGACTCGGGCGAAGACGCCCCCGCGCCAGACGAAGCCTTCGACCCCGCGTCTGTCTGAGCTCTGCCGGCACCTGGTCATCCCCTCGGGGATCGTCTCGACGGGCTGGCCGGCGGTGCGAGCGAAGGCCGCGAGTGTCGGGATCGGCTACGACCCGTGGCAGGACCAGCTCGGGCAGGTGATCCTGGGCAAGCGTGCGGATGGGAAGTACGCGGCGACGATCGGCGGCGTGAAACTGTCGATCCCGCGGCAGGTCGGAAAGACGTTCTTCGTCGGCACGGTCGTGATGATGCTGTGCCTGCTGTACCCGGGCTTGACGGTCGTGTGGACGGCGCACCGCACCAGGACGTCGACGCAGACCTTCCGCACGCTTCAAGGCTTCGCCCGCTCGAAGCGGATCAAGCCGTTCGTGGCCGCGATCCGTCGGGCGAACGGTGAGCAGGAGATCGCGTTCAGCAATGGCTCGGTGATCATGTTCGGTGCTCGCGAGCAGGGCTTCGGCCGTGGCTTCGACGAGGTCGACATCGAGGTCTTCGACGAGGACCAGATCCTGACGGAGAAGGCGCTCGAGGACATGCTGGCCGCGACGAACCAGTCGCGGTTCCCGGCCGGCGCGCTGGTGTTCTACATGGGCACGCCGCCTCGCCCTGCCGACCCTGGCGAGGTGGCGACGTCCCGGCGCCGCGAGGCGCTGGCGGGCGAGGCTACGGACTCGGTCTACCTGGAGATGTCGGCTGACCCAGACGCGGACCTCGACGACCACAAGCAGTGGGCGAAGGCGAACGTCTCCTTCCCGCACCGGACGCCGATGGAGTCGATGCTGAGACTGCGCAAGCAGCTGCCGTCTGACGACTCGTGGCGACGTGAGGGCCTGGGCATCTGGGATTCCGATGCGCGCGGGTCCATGTTCGACCTGGCCGCGTGGGGCCTGCTGTTCGACGCGGAGGCCGAGGCCCCCTCGGGCGAGTGGGTTCTGACTGTTGACGTGAACCCGCACCGCACGGCCGCTGCTGTTGGGGTCGCGGGGATCGGACGCTCAGGCAAGCCGCTGGTCTTCGTGGAGACGTTCCTCGAGCTCGGCGACGTGGTGCCGTTCCTGGCACGACAGGCAGCGAGCCGAAACGTGGCCGAGATCGCGCTGCACCCGCAGGGCCAGGCCGGCGCGCTCCTGCCCGATCTGATCGAGGCGGGCCTCGAGCGACTGGTGGAGCGGCTGAATACGACGCACCTGGGCCACGCCTGCGCGGGGATCATCCGCGGCGTGAACGACCAGTCCTTCACACACGCGGGCCAGCCGGCGCTGGCGGACGCGGTCGCGGTCGCACGGACTCGCCACTACGGCGAGGCCGAGCTGTTCGACAGGCGGAACCGTGACGACGAGATCACGCCGCTGGTCGCCGCTGCCACGGCCCTGTACCGGCTCGGCATCCGGAATGCGAACTACGACGTGCTTTCCAGCGCTTACTGAGAGGCGGGGTGACTTTGATCGAGAGGGCCTCGCTACTCCTGGATCTGATCGGCCTCATCGCCATCGCCACCGGCATCTCCGGGGGCCTGTGGCAATGGCTCGGCCCGTGGGCGCTGTGCGTCGGCGGCGCCGTCGTGCTCGCCGGCTCAGCCTTTGCGTCACGGACTCCGAAGCCGAAGGCTGATCCGCAGTGAGCTTGTTCTGGGGGAACCGCGGCGAGTCCCGGTCGATGGACTGGTGGGGCGCCGGATTCGACTCCCCGCCTTCGTCACGCGCCGTGACTCCTGAGTCGGCGGTCTACCTGGCGCCGGTGTTCGCCGCGATCCGGCACATCGTCGACTACGGCTCGACCTCGGACCTCGACGCCTACCGCGACAACGGCGACGGCACGCGGGCCGAGGTGGCGATGCCGCAGTTCCTCCGCGCCCAGGACGGCCCCGGCCGCGCGGGGCTCGGCCAGTTCGTCGGCCAGGCCCTCTACGGGATGGTTGCTCATGGGAACGCTGTCGGGTGGAAGCTGGACGTCGACTCCTACGGGAACCCGTCCGACGTGGTCTGGCTCGACCATCGCCACTGGGACTACAGCACAGCCACGAAGCAGTGGCTGGTCGACGGGTCCGCCGTCGACTCCTCGCGGATCGTCCACATCCCGTGGATCGTCCCGCCGGGCTGCAAGCTTGGGCTGTCCCCGATCGACCACTTCCGGGCGATCGTCTCAGCCGGCCTGTCGGCCCAGGAGTACGCCGACCTTCGCCGAGGCGGCGGCCTCCCGCCGGTTCACGCGAAGAACGAGGCGGTCACGATCAGCCCGGATGACGCGGAGACCATGAAGCGCCGGATCGTCGCGTCGTGGTCGGACGGCAGGCCGTGGGTGACCGGCAAGGACTGGTCGATGGACGTCACCGCGATCCCGCCGAACCAGGCCCTCTTCATCGAGACGATGAAGATGTCGGCCAACCAGATCGCCGCGATCTACGGCATCGAGTCCCGCGAGATCGGCGGTGAGTCGCAGGGCAGCGACACGCTGAAGTACGTCAACGACGAGTCCTTGGCCCTGAACCGTGCCAGCAACATCAGGCCCTACCTGGTGCGGATCTCGGACGCCTTCTCGCGGCTGATGCCGTTGAAGCAGTACGTGAACTTCGACCTGAACGCCGCGATCCGCACCGACATGAAGACCCGGTTCGACATCTACAACCTCGAGCTCCAGATGGGCACCCGCTCAGTCAACGAGATCCGGGCACTGGAGGACCGGCCGCCGATCCCCGGCGGCGACAAGTACAACCTGTCCGGCCCGACGCAGACACCAACACCGGCACAACCACCCACCCCGATGATGCCCGGGGCGCCCACTGAAGGAGAACCCACATGAGCGACGCTGAGCGCCGTTTCACAGCCGTCCGGGTGGAGATCCGCGCCGCGGCTGCAGACACCAGGACCATCGGGGGGTACGCCGCAAGGTTCAACCTCCCGAGCCAGAACCTCGGCGGCTTCCGGGAGTTCATCGCCCCGGGGGCCTTCAACCGGGCCGCCTCGCGCGGCTGGCCGGGTAGCGGGGTGGGCGTCATGGCCCGCTACAACCACGAGGACAACTACCTCCTCGGTAACACCGCCTCCGGCTCGTTGCGCCTATCGGTCGACGACGAGGGGCTGGCCTACGAGGTCGACGTGCCTCAGGCGCGCGCCGACGTCTACGAGCTGGTCCAGCGTGGCGACATCCGGTCCTCGTCGTTCGCATTCATGGCAGAGCAGGACGACTGGTCAGCCGATGACTCCGGCTTCCCGGTGCGGACACTGCAGCAGGTCTCACTGCTCGACGTGGCCCCGGTGAACAGCCCCGCCTACCTCGACACCTCGGTGGGCCTGCGATCGCTGGCGAAGAAGTTCGACGCCGACTTCGATGAGGTCCGCAAGATGGCCGCCGAGAACGAGCTGACCCGATTCTTCAAGAGGACCGACGACGCCGGCCCCGCCGAGACCAAGCGCTCGGCCCAGGCCGCGCTCGCGAAGGTGCTCGGCCTCTAGTTCCAACGCTCAGCCCGTCACCGGATCACCGCTGACGGTCGGGCGTCGCATCACCCGCAGTGCCCCGCCGGACCCCCGCCGGGACTGAAGACACCACCTCAGTCCCACGAAAGGGGACCCGCATGTCCAGCATCGCTGACACCTTGATGCAGCGCCGAGCGGCGCTCATCACCCAGGCCACCGACCTCGCTCAGCAGGGCGTGGCCGAGAGCCGCGACCTCACGGTCGACGAGCAGGCCAAGTTCGACAAGATGATCGCGGAGGCAGAGGGCCTGCACACCCGCGCCACGGCG